GAACGCGCTTGACGCTGTGGTCAATTTCGTGACTTCGCTCCCCGGTCGAATCCTGAGCGCGGGCAAGTCAATCCTCAACGCGGGCAAGTCCATCGGTGGTTACGTCATTGACGGAATCAAGAACGGGCTCAGCAAGCTGGGCGGGTTCGCGTCGTCGCTCGCTTCCGCTGTCGGTCGCGCTGCAAAGGGTGCGATCAACGGAGTGATTGACCTTCTCAACTGGGCAATCCCGAACAAGCTGGGTTGGGGCAAGCTCAGCATTGATCTGCCGGACAGCCCCATTCCGAAGATTCGCGCTATGGGTGGTCCGGCTTCCGGCATGGTCCGTGTCGGTGAGCGTGGACCCGAAGAGGTCTTTCTTCCGAACGGTTCCCGCGTCGTCCCGAACCACAGCCTTTCCGGCGGTAGCGGAGTCACGGTCAACGTGCAGACCAACGCGGACCCGTTCGCGATTGGACGTGAAGTCGCATGGGCGCTGCGTACGTCGCCGGCATAGGCAAGCCCACTCTCAAGAGTAGGCATAAGAGGGGGATGGAATGGCGGAGCTGAACGACTGGACGTGTGAATACAACGGGCTCGTCATGGGGGAACCCGACTCCGCCGTTTCCATCGTTGCCGTTGACGGGTTGCTGACGCTGCCGGAGATCCGGTCATCTGACTTGACTCTTGTGCAGCGTCACGGCTTGTACGCGGGTGACGACTACATGAACGGCCGAACGGTGACCGTGACCCTTGAGGTCTACGGCAGCACGCGTGAGGAGTTCACTCAGGCGCTCGTGAATCTGCAAGCAGCGTTCATGCCCGGGGACATTGAGAAGCCTCTTCGCTTCCGGTTCCCGGGCGTGGCTGCCGATCAGACCGGGTACGTCATGGCGCGTCCACGGAAGCGGAGCGCGCCCCTTGATCTGAACTTCGCAAACATGGTGTGCAACGTCGTCGTTGAGCTGTACGCCACGAGCCCGTATGTGTATGGCGACGCGCCCCGGGAAATGGTGGTTCGGTCGTACGAGCGGGAAGCGGACATGTCCGGGCTCACCTTCCCTGCCGCTGTGCCGTGGCTCGTGAAGGGTTCGGGTGAAGCGCCGGCTGACCCCATTACGTGGCTCACTCAGTTCGGGTCGGTAGCGGCTCGTCCCCAGGTCGTCATTACCGCTGGGGCTTCTCCCACGCTGTGGGACGACTCCACTGGACAGTTCTTCTCTGTCGATTGGGACGGAGACATTGTCATTGACAGCGCCGGAATGACCGTGACGACGACGCAAGGCGACGACATTACGGGGCTCGTGAAGGTTGGTTCCGTGTGGCCGGAGTTCGGTCCCGGGCTTCACCGACTGAGGCTGACGAGCCGTGACGAATTCACGTCCGCACGAGCGGTCATTACCTGGGTAGATAGGTGGGTTTAGCATGGCGGGTTTTGCATGGTTTCAGGAAGGCGTTACGTACGGCGGTAACGACCTTGCCAACTTCAACAGTCTCAACATTCCGCGTCTCGGCATGACCCACCTGTTCGCGTCCACTTCTGAGTTCCTTCTGAACAGTGATCAGGCTGCCCGCACGGTGAGCGTCGGTGCCGGTAACGCACTGATCGGGCTTGCTGCCGGTGGCGCAACCTGGGCATGGTCCCCGGGCGCGACCGTGGCTGTCCCGACCGCTTCAAGCGTGAACCCGCGCAAGGACTTGATCGTTGCCCGGCTCACCACGCTTGCCGCTGACGGTACGAACGGCGTGGCTATTGAGATCATCCCGGGCACTCCGGCGGCAACTCCGGTGGCTCCGGCTCGTCCCGACAACGCGGTTGCCCTGGGTTGGATTGACGTTCCGAAGTCCATGACCACGTTCACGCTGACCGTGACGCGCTATCAGGGTCAGTACCGGGATCAGGCAGCGTTGGCCGGCCGTAACGCAATCGCTGTCGATTGGGCCGGACAGCTTCCTACCGCGTCCACGGTGAACGTCGGTGCGCTCGTGTACGACGTTGGCACCAATCAGCGGTGGATTCGGAAGAGTGACGGTACGTGGTTCACGGCAGACCCGAGCCCGTGGAAGACGTGCGCCATTCAGAACGTACAGGCGAACGACGGAACGAACATCACGGTTACCGGCACGCTGTATCTCCGTGAGTCGTCCAACGGGTGGGAACTGAGCGGACAGCTCAACTTCTCCCCCAGCAAGGACATTGACAAGCTCGTTGTTCCGGCGCTCATGCCTGCCGGTATCACTCGTCCGACACAGAACACGTACGGCTCAACGGGGCAGTCCTACGGCACCACGAACGGCGGAGTCGGACGTATCGCGCTCATGGCGAACGGCGGTATTGAGTTCGGCGCGGACACGTCGGTTGCCGCTGTGTATATCAACGAGTCGTTCAGTAAGAGCCCGTGGAACACGGCCTGATCGTACCTACTCTCAAGAGTGGGCTAGGGGGACATGATGAGCGCTGCCCGCTATGAAGTCTTGCAGACCGTTGCGAAGACGGGTGAAGTCGTCGCGTCGCTTCCGGTGACCGGAATTCAGTACGGCGAGACGCTGAACTCAGCGGGTAGCGCGTCCATCGGTATGCCCCTCAAGGCTGCCGACCCGGACACGTTGGAACCCGGGAAGAGCGCGCTTGTGGTGACGCGGGACGACGAGCCCGTATGGGGCGGGATGCTGTGGTCAGCTACGGCAGACCTTGACGCCGGCACTCTCGCGCTGAACGCGTCGGGTTGGCACTCGTACTACTCCGCTTGCTACCTGGGCGGAGCGACCTTGCAGAACCTTCCCAGCGGCGGGATACGCCTCAAGTGGGCGGGTTACAAGGCCAACAAGGATCAGGCGCTTCTCTTGAGCGACTGGATTGAGCGCGCGAACGATGATGGGGGAATCGGAACGGACACGTCCCGGCTCACCACGACCGGCCGGATTCGTTCCCGTGAATGGGGCTTCTCGGAGTTCAAGAACATCGCTGAGGCAATCAACGAGCTTGCCGACGAAGACGGGGGCTTTGACTTCCGGTACGAGACCTATTGGCGTGACAACGGGACGGTCGGCAACCGGATTCTCAAGAACGGAAGGCTCCAAAACGTAATCCCTTCCGCTCTAGTACATAGAGAGAACTGCAACGTCACTCAGGTTGGGTACGACGGTAGCAAGTTGGCCACACGAGCCTTCGCGTTCGGTGCCGACATGGGTACGGGCGTGAAGCCTTACGCCAACGTGAGCAATGACCTTGACGCACCGACGCTCACTCAGGTTGCTACGTACTCCGACTTGAAAGCTACCGCTGACCTGATTCCGAAGGCTGCCGCTATTGGCGCTGTGGGCCGGCAGGTGATCGGCATTCCGACGCTGACCCTGTACCCGGGCGTGTTTGATCCGTCGTCGTTCCTGCCCGGTGCGGTCGGCACTGTTCAGGTGGACAGCGGGTATGTCCGCTTGCTTGAAGAGTTCGTTCTGACTGAGCGACGGGTTGACGTTGACGTGAACGGCACGGAGACCGTTTCCCTTTCCCTTGCTAGTAAGGACGTGTTTACAAGTGGCGATCCAAGCTAATGCGCTGCCCCCGTCGCTCGTTACGGAGCTACAGGAAATGCAGCGACGCATTACGGCGCTTGAGCGTAAGCCGAAGTTGGGCAGCGTGAACGAGCGCCTTCCGTTCGGCTCGTTTCAGTCGCCTTCCCTTGAGGGTACTCAGGGTGCGGAGTTCACTCACGCGCTGGGGGTTATCAACTCAACGGGGCTCAATCAGCCGGTGCTTCTGTTGCTGATCCCGTTTCACCTTCCGCAGAACGGTACGGGTACGGCTCCGCTGGACGTGTCCGTAACCGTGTGGCTTCGGGACATGATCACGAACGGGAAGACGAAGGAATTCACGCTTGACAAGACTTCCGACTTCGCTTCCCCGGACAACGGCTTTACGCGGAATCTCGTGTTCTCGTGGCGACACCCTCAGCCGATCGGCTTTGACGACGGTCAGAATTGGAAGGGCTTTGCCATTGAGTACCGCGTGAACAAGCGCGTGACGGTTGGCAGCGACTCACTGACTGTCGGTATGGGCAATCCCATGCTCATCACGGGTGTGCCGGACGGTACGTACGAAGAAGAGGCGGACGACGGTAACCCGCGCATTGACGGTCACCTGACTCCCACGGACGGGGGACCGGTCGAATGGTGAGCGACGTTGGCGGAGTGGCTGAGATTGTCGGGGGTGCCGCTCTCTTTCTCATGCTCGTGTATCGGCAGGTGAAGACCGGTGCCCGGGACGCATGGCGCGACGAAGCCGAAGCACAGACAGCACGAGCCGACCGGTTGACCGAAGAGGTCAGCAAGCTCGTGGTGGAAGTCCGCGCACTGCGGGACGAGAACGCTGGACTCCGTCACGAAGTGGCTGAACTCCGCGCTGAGAACCGTGAGCTTCGGACGCACATTGACACGCTGCTGAACAGGGGGACAGATGACCCTTCCGATTGAGACCTATCCGCTGCCCCCTAGCATCGCAACCGTCAAGGTCAAGGGGCAGTACCGGGGACCGGACGGCAGGGGGCTACAGGGAACGGTTACCTTCACGGGTCCGGGTCTCCTGACGTTCCCTGACGCTGATCTCTTCATTGCCGGTCCGGTGGTCGCGCGCCTTGACGAGTTCGGCGCGTTCACGGTCACCCTTCCCGCTACGGACAACGAAGGTATGAACCCTTCGGATTGGTCGTACACGGTGAAGGAGAACCTGACCGGAGTCACCGGAGCCCGCACCTTCGCTCTCCTTCTCCCGAAGGACACGGCGGAGATTGACCTTGCGGACGTTGCGCCGGCTGACCCCACGACCCCGACTTACGTTCCCGTTCCCGGTCCCCAGGGTGTGAAGGGTGACACGGGCGCTGCGGGTTCCCAGGTGTACACGGGCAGCGCTGCACCGACTTCCGCGTTGGGTGTGGACGGTGACGTTTACACGCAGTACACGACTTCAACGACGCTGGGCGTGACGAGTACGACGGTCACCATGTGGGCGCGTGCTGCGGGCTCGTGGTCCCAGGTTGGCAGCGGCGTTCGTGGCGCACAGTGGTACGTGAACAACGTTGGCACGCCTTCCACGGGTGTTCCGTTGGGTGACATGTTGTTCCGTAGCGACTCCGGCGACGTGTACCAACGTGACGCGGCCGGCTGGACGCTCAAGGGCAACATCAAGGGACCGACCGGAGCCACGGGCGCAACGGGTGCGGCAGGTGCCAACGGTGCCCAGGGTGCCCCCGGAGTCATTCAGTCGGTGAACGGCAAGAGCGCTGCGAGCGTCACGCTGAACGCTGCGGACGTGAGCGCTGTACCGACTTCGGAGAAGGGTGCAGTCAACGGCGTTGCGACGCTGGGCAGTGACGGCAAGGTTCCTTCCGCTCAGCTTCCGGCCACGTCCAACGCGGTCACGAGCGTCAACACGAAGACCGGTGCGGTTGTCCTGACTTCCGCTGACGTGAGCGCGGTACCGACGAGCGACAAGGGTGCAGCGAACGGCGTTGCCACGTTGGACGCGACGACGAAGATTCCCAGCGCTCAGATTCCGTCGCTGACGAGCACATACGTTGCTGTGTCAACTCGTGGTGCTGCAAGCGGAGTTGCCACGCTGGACGCAACGACACGGCTGCCGATCGCTCAGGTTCCTGCCGTTGTTGCTAAGAACTCGTGGACTCCGCAAGCGTTGGGTTTTCAGGCGTGGTCTTGTGACCCGGGCGGAGTGGCGAACCCGGCAACGAAGTACCTGACCCCTCAGCGGCTGTACCTGACCGGCTTCAACATCACGGAGCCGACGACGGTAACGAACGTGGTCATGTTCGCTCGTGGCTACGGTGGCGTTGGTACCAACCGCTACATGGCAGGTATCTACAAGGAAGACGGAACGCGCGTTGTCGCGTCGTCTGCTGTGGCGCTCACCATGGCCGGTCAGGAAGCCGGCGTACTTCCCGCCATGGCTTCGGGTCATGTGGGCGCTGTGCCCCTTGCGGTCACGAGCACGACCTTGCAGCCCGGTCGGTATTGGGTCGCGTGGCTCATGACGGTTGGCGGAACGGCTGACTTCGCGTTCTACCACGTGCAGAACGAAGCGACTGTTGCCACGGCCAACTTCTTTATGACCACTTCGCCGTTCCCGCGTGCGTGGTATCTCGCTGCACAGTCCACGTTGCCGACGACCGTGAGCCCGACGAATGCCGCCGCGCTTGCCGACCACGACATTCCGATTATTGCGCTTGCCTAACCCGCAAGTGCACAACTCGTGAGCCCCTGCCCTGGGAATGGGCGGGGGCTCTTTTCATGGAAGGAAGAGGCTCTTGACGACTGCCGTTGACAAGGTTCTGTCGATAGCGAAGGCCGAAGAGGGATACCGAGAAGGTTTCTCGAACGGCCACTACAACAACAAGAACAAGTTCAGCCCCGAAGTCCCGGGACTTGAGTGGTCCAACTATCAGCCGTGGTGCGCGACTTTCGTGAGCTGGGTTGCGCTCAAGGCCGGCGTGGCTGATCTGTACCCGCGTACCGCGTCGTGTGCAACCGCTGTGTCGTGGTTCAAGAACAAGGGGCGCTTCTCGGAGTACCCGGCGGTTGGCGCTCAGATTTTCTTTGGCTCCGGCGGTGGATCGCACACCGGTCTTGTTCGCGATTTTGACGCGGACTACGTGTACACGATCGAAGGCAACACGAACGATTCCGGCTCCGCTGAGGGGAACGGCGTGTACCTCAAGAAGCGTGCGCGTCGGGATGCGTACGTGTACGGGTACGGATACCCGAAGTTCGCTGAGGGGATCAAGTCGGCTGACCCCAGGTTTGCGGGTGAGGCTCCGAAGCCTTCCACCACGAAGCCGACCACTCCGGCGAAGCCGACCACGAAGCCGAAGTACGAGCCCTTCCCGGGTGTGGCGTGGTTCAAGAAGAACCCGAAGAGCCCGATTGTCACGGCCATGGGCAAGCGTCTCGTGGCTGAGGGTTGCTCCGCGTACAAGGTCGGTCCGTCCGCTCAGTGGGGCGACGCTGACAAGGCTTCGTACGCGAAGTGGCAGCGGAAGAACGGTTACACGGGTGCCGACGCTGACGGGTGGCCCGGTAAGAGCACGTGGGACAAGCTCCGCGTGCCGAACGTCTAGGAGGTAGACGCATGGGTGAGCACAGTAAGGCCGGCGCAGTGTCGGCAGTGAGCGCGGTCTTCGCATGGGTCGGCAAGCACAAGGCAAAGATCCTTGCCTTCGCTGCGGGTGCCGTTGCTGCGGTCACTGCGGTCAAGCCTGACTTCCCGGGTGCCGCTGTCCTGGGCGCTCTTCACGTCCTCTTGGGCGTGTAGGGAATCCCCTTCGCTCTCCTTCCGGTGAGACACACTCCGCCGGAAGGGGAACGATGCGGTACAAGCACGTTGGGTTGATCGGGAAGGCACGGAGCGGCAAGGACAGCGTGGCTAAGCGGCTCGTGCAGGGTCGGCAGTACACGCGCATTGGCTTTGCTGATCCGCTTAAGGCCATGGCGCTACAGACGAACCCGCTGATCCCGACGAGTTCGGGTGTCGTGGTCCGGCTTGCTGCCCTGATCAATGACGTTGGTTGGGAGTACGCGAAGGACACGTACCCGGAAGTTCGCCGGCTGTTGCAGAACATCGGTCAGACCGTACGGCTGCACGACGAAGATTTTTGGGTTCGCCTTGCGCTGCGGAAGGTGGACGCTGCCGACTCGTGGAACCTGCCGGTCGTCATCACGGACGTGCGGTACGAGAACGAAGCTGTGGCGCTGCGGCAACGTGGCTTCGCGCTCGTCCGGGTCACGCGTCCGGGTGCCGGAGCTGGGGAGAACGCGGGACACAAGAGTGAGACAGAACTTGACTACGTGAACCCTGATCTCACGATCGGCAACACGGGCACGCTGGACGACCTGAACAGGATCGTAGACAGCTTGCTTCTCCCCCGGAGCTGACGAGACAGCCCCTCACTGACTGACCTTCGGGTTGGTCGGTGGGGGGCTTTTTCGTGTCCCCGTGTTGCATGTGCCTACTCTTAAGAGTAGTCTCTTCCTTGTCAGAACAACACGGAGGGGGCAGCAATGATCAAGCGCGCGAAGGACGTAACGTACGGGGACGTGATCGTGACTCCGGCACCGGGGCTCATGGTCGCGAAGTGCATTGCGTCGGACATGTACGCCATGAAGACCGTGATCAAGAACGGCAGCGACGTGCTCACCTTCGGGGCGTACGACGAAGTTGAGACGCTGGACGACTAGCACGCACGGTAAAGGTTTGGCAACGCGGTCAGCCTACTCTCAAGAGTAGGTTGGCCGTGCGCTAGGGTAAGCAACGCAAGCACACAAACAAGGGGACAGCATGACCGCCGTAACCGCACCTGAGAAGTACCGCACGTTCTACCTGGGCAAGGGTAAGGTCGTGCACGCGGCTCAGGACAGCGACACGGTCACGCTGTGCAAGAAGCCCCTTACCACCGTGAAGCTTGCCCACACTCCGTATGTCTCGTGCACTCAGTGCGCGAAGGTTGCCCTTGCTATGGCTGACGCTCCGTCAGACGACCCGAAGGAAGACGACATGCCCGCGAAGAACGCCAACCCGTCAGACGCTACCAACACGGACGTTGACGGTCTGATCAGCGACATTCACGCCACCGTGGATCAGATCAAGGAACTCGTCCCGGGCTCCGAAGGCGTGACCGGTGCCGCTGACGCGCTCAAGGCTGAGGCGGAAGAGAAGATTCGTGAGCTTCCGACCAACAAGCGGACCGCTCTTCGCAAGGCCGTTGCCGAAGCCCACAAGGCAGCGGTCACGAAGCCTGAGCCGGCGGACGAGCCCGCTCCTGCCCCTGCCGCGTCCACTGCCATCGTTCGGCAGGCTGAGAACCCGCTTGAGATTGAGGGCATTCCGGATCTCGTCAAGCAGTCCATTAAGGCGTTCAAGGACGGAGTCAAGTACGGGCTCAAGCTCTCCGAAGTCGGTGAGACCGTGGCGCGCACCATGCTTGAGATGCGTCTTCGCATGACTCACACGGCTTCCGGTCTGCCGGACCTGATGAGCATTGAGAAGAAGACGAAGAACAGTGCCGGTCTCGTGTACGACGGTGCTCGTGAGGGCATGGACCCGACAGACCAGAAGCTTAAGGACGCGCACGACGCGTTGCAGAAGGCCACTCAGAACAAGATGGCTGACATTCTCGTTGGGTGGCTCCGTGACTTCGACTCGTCCCCGAACCCGGACGAAGCCCTTGAGACCGCGCGCCTGTACTTCCCGGACGCTGCCGCAAGCGTTGAAGCGGCTCGTGAGGCGAAGGAATCCGGCGCTGAGGTTTCGGACGCGGACCTGAGCCTGACCGAAGCGATTTACGCCGTGTACAAGGACGCGGGTGTTGAGCTTCCGCGCTACGGCCGGACGGAAATTCAGCGCTTCAACTACCGCGTGAAGCAACTCGACACGGCGCGCGCTGAGCTTGACGCGGCTCGTGACGCGCTGGACGAAGACGGTACGCCGAAGGACGAGAAGGAGAAGCTGACCGCGAAGGTCAAGGAGCTTGAGGAGAAGACGAAGGGGATCACGGAGGAGCTTCCCGCTGAGTGGACGGAGAAGGCCACTCCGGAGAAGACCCCGAAGCAGCGTGCGACGGAGAAGGTTGCCCGCGCTCAGAAGCTCACGGAGAGCGTCACGAAGGCCGTGCGCCGGCTTGAGGGTGCGGAGCGTCAGGAAGTCAGCACGTCGCTCGTCTCGCTGGGGCGGACCCTGATCACGGACGCGACGAAGGACACGAGCAAGCTGACTGACGACGAGAAGGCGGATCTCAAGTCTCAGTTGGAATCGCTCGTCACGGTTCTCGCGGGTGAGGCTGCCAAGCTGTAACCGTCCCGGCACGGAGCGTGAGCCCCGGTCTCTTCCACAGCGGAAGGGGTCGGGGCTTCGTTGTGCAGTAGTGCAGATTTGTAGGTATCCCAGGAACAACCATAGAGACCCAATAGAGAAACCCA